CAACAACAACAACAACAACCAACAACCCAACCAACCTAACAACTTAACAACTAAACTACTCACTAGATTTCTATGTCGCACAGGTCCTCGGCCCGGCAATTGCATAGTACGGAAAATTACAACCGTGCTCTGCGCCGGGCCCTGGAAAGGGACGTTATCATTAGCGAGCCTCACTCTGAATACACATCAGCAGAAATTGGCACCCGCGCTACTGTCGTACCCCACCGTCCATTTACGTTCAAAGTGAAACACCGTTTGATAGACACAGATTACGCACCTGAATTCCGAGATGATCCCGATAACATATTGGGGCCAGTACTCGAAGGCGCAATTCCCGTCGTAACCAGCTCCGACCCGATGTCATTGTTGGCCGCTTTTAACAAGCGCTGCAATTTCATCCAGTCGGGGCGCGCCGATGATATTGCCGACCATGAATTTAAGATGGCGTTACAGCTAGTCCGCGATTTGCCAGACCTGTACAGGGATGATCAATACCGCGAAAACGACGTGGACCGCGCTCGGTGGTTGGCCAAATTCGACCAACCGAAGCGTGAACGAATGGAAGCCGCTTGGGCGGCTCGACCTGATTCAACTCTCAAGGACATCCGCGATAAAACGTTGATGGTCAAAGTCGAGAGTTTACTCAAACGAGACGACGACGGATGGGCCCCCAGGGCCGTTTACGTCGGCTCGGACGCTCACAATGCTATCACTGGCCCAGCCATGATGGTAGCTATGGAGCGTTGGGTAAACATCCTCGATACTGACCGCGAAGGCTCGAAACTGGGCCCCGTCGACGTTAGATTCGCTTACAAGAAGGATGATGTTTACTTGATGGAGCATTTGACCAGGGATGCGAGCTGCACAAACGCCGTTGAAGGGGATTTCTCCCGAAACGACCGCGAGCAAAGGAGCCGAGTCGCGTTGATCATCGACGCTGTACTCGAAAAATTAAATTTCACTGAAGGATTCAGGAATCTAATGATACAATCTTCTGAAGAATACTGCGTCTACGGTACCGCTGCCGGACTAAAGGCTTGGTTGAAACACCAACTGCCCACCGGTACCACCGCCACGACATTCAGGAATTCGGTCTTCAACCCGGTGATGTTTGCCGTTGCTTTAATTCAGCAACGTATCACACACGCCAGGGCTGTCATCTTGGGCGATGACATTTTAGCGGTGATGCGAGCGCTTATGCGCCTTGACCTTTGGGTCAACACCGTTGATCGCTTCAAGATGGTGCTTAAAGCATCAGCACCGAATCTTGACGGAGGCGCCACTTTCTTATCGAGAAGAGTCATTGTGAGTACTTCGCGTCCTTGTCTTATTCCTAAGATAGGCAAGGCGCTCGCTAGATTCAACGTCCGAGCCTGCAAGAATGCTGCGATCTCTGACGACGCATACATGGCCGGGAAGTCATTGGCTCACGCCTACGAATTTCGCCATGCCCCTGCTTTTGTAACCATGTTCCTCACGCGCTTTGAACACCATTGGGCGAGGATGACGGAACAAGAACGGCTTGATGATGGCCTACAGTACGACTCGTGGTTTGTTAAAATCAGCGGGTTGAAAACTGTAGGGCAGATCAAGCATGCTAGTCTCACCGCACCGGTCAAGCTCACACGTTTAGAGCTTTTCGACTGGTTGGCTGAGACTTATGAGGAAATGCCCACTGATATCCTCTCGTTCAGCAATAAGGTTATAACAGGCACGGCATACGAAGTATTGGACTCCGGAATTATTGATGCGTTGTCTATTGATTTCTAAGATGATACAGTAACAACTCTTGTGG